TATCGGCGATGCGGTTATTAAACCTGATGCAGTAATCAGAAAACTTATTATCGAATGTTTGGTCTGTTCGTACCCAAACTAAATCATTAACTGGCTGAACCCAACCTCGCTTTTTCATTTCACGGTCAATAAACGTCTTTGCCGCTGATAGAGTATACGGGCCAACTATACCATCAATGGCACCGTGATAAAAATCTCTATCTTTAAGTATTTTTTGAAAGTTTTTCATGTGTTATTTTATAATATAGTTTTGCGATCGTACCGGGTAAGCGATATGCCTACAATTAAAACCGCCGCGATTCTGACAAAAGTTTTCAGGCGTTGTATCTGGTATCATACCTGTACCGTTATTATCAGCCCAATCTATTTCATCTTGCAAATCTTCAAATAATATCAAACCTTTTTTGCCGTTTTTATCTTCATTAACCCACCGTTCACATTGTGCGCGGCTATCCTTAACAATTGAACCAACGTAAAGCAAAGCATCCATTTTATAAGACTTTCGCACCGCTTCGTTTACTACACCATCATACTGTAATAACGCATCGCGTGATGCCTGCAAACTAATTCTTTTTAAAACGCCTTGCCTTGCTTCAGTTGTTGTTAGTTGACCTGCAATCGAAGTTACAACATCTGTTAAACTGCTGCCCTGATTTACTGCAATTAGCAATTCATTTTTAAGCGGGTTTATTAGGTTTACATTTAAGCCTTGACCTTGCATCGCCGCAATAACATTATTAACAGCATATCTTCTAAATGGATTCAAAAAACTTTTTGTTATATCAATGCCGTTCAATTCTTGTTGCGCAAGTTGTGTATTAGCGCCAATTTCGTCAAAGTTTTCTAAAAAAGCCGATACCATTACATTATATCCAGCCTTTTCTAAGAACCTATTTATAGCAGTTTTAAACGAACTTAAACGCGCTATGTTTTCTTTAGACCTTACTAAATTGCCCGATGTAGTTCTAAACTTATTTATCCAATCAACAACTTGTTTTACAAATTTCGGTTCTACTTTATTAAACCGCTTTTGTAAAATTTCTAATGCTTTGTCGTTAATTCGTTCGGGTTTATTAAAATCCATTATTCAGCATTATTAAATTCATCCATATTAATTTCAGGTACTACATTACTTGCAACAGCATCAAACCTTGGCGCTAACTTTGCATCAATAGCGTTTTTAATAGCTGTGTAATCATTATTCATAATATCAAAGCCTTCATCGTAATACAATTCTGTAACAGCATCAAAAACAAACTGCGCGCTAATTGCATCCTTTTCAGTTATTTGGCCCGATGCTAACAAGTTAACACGTTCATCTACCGTATAAAGATAAGCGCTGTTATACATAGCGCAAATGGTAGCTATTTGGCGCGCTATTGCATCTGAATTGTAACGGCGATCAACATAGCTAATATATGATTCGTAACGTATAGCAGTCGGCAAACCTTTTTGTGATAGTGCAAATTCTGCCATCAATTCTGTTTCTGTTTTAAGGTCAAAACTGATAGGCGGGTTTACCATAATTGCGCTTTCAGTATCCATAAATACAATGGCCTGAATAATACGCAAAACATCCTTATAACGCGCATAAACATCATCTGATATTTTACCTACTTCTATGTATTCAGGTTCGCGGTCTAATTCTTTTGCAACGCCCGATTGAGCAGCTTTTAAACTGCGGTTAATGTTTAGCACTTGTTCGGCTTTTCCTAACGCCTCAGAAGCTACTTTGTTAGTTTCTTGAATAGTTGAAACATCAGGGCTATAATATCTTATCGGTTCAACTTGCTGTTTATCATTATCTCCAAACTTAGATGTAGTAGGATTTAAGTTATACGCTGCCAATGGCGTAATGCTTAGCACTTTGCCGTGCCCGTGACAAGTTTTACAAGTTATGCTATTATCGTAGTTATTTGGATCAGGTACGCGGCCCACACCATTGCAACTGTTACAATCAACCCCTTCAACAAATTTAATAGGGAAGCATGTCGCAAGCATAACCGATTTATGCTGATTGTCAAATATAGCAGCATCATTAAGATACGGTATTGCAGGGCTAAAATCAGACTTATAAATTTTAAACGTATTGCCATAAGAATCATATTTAGGTACAACGCGACCGCCAAGCGTAACCCACGGCATTATACCGCTGTTGTGTTCATAGATAACTTCAAACATTGTTTTGTCACCATACGCGCGGGCCTGTGCGTAAAACATATCGGTAACAATATGATAGTATAGCGGATTTTCAATACCTAATGTAGCATATTTATTTTTTGATATGCCTTTATATATTAGAAGTCTGTATTCAGGGTCGTTAAAAACAATCCTATCAGACTGAATTACTTTCATATCTACATTAACGCGCACGTTATCGGTTTCAATACCCTCGCCTTTAGGTTCGATAAGCAAAACGGCGTTCGGATCAAGTACGCGATTAGGAATAAAAACAGAAAATACAAAAGACTGCAAAGTATTTTCGCCAAACTTTTCATTTTCTGCAAATTGTTGCATGTCCATATTTTCAAACCTAACAGAATGCTTAGCTGAACTTAGAAGCCTATGCAGTTCGGTTATTGCTTTAACCAATGGCGATTCTGTTTTAGGCTGATATGTATTTTTACGATAGTTTAATATCTGTTCATCTTCATTTGGAAATGCTTTATCTAACGCAGGCGGCACTTCACCGTAGAAGTGAGGCTTAATGCTTTCATAAATACGCTTCCAATCCGCTTTAAATGGGTGTACAGGCGGATTTAGTATTGTAGCATTTACAGTATTTAAAAATTCGTAAAACTGTTCTATGTTCATTCTATTTGATTTTAAATAGGGCGGCTACATTATATAACCGCCCTTATAAATACTATGGTGTAATTGTAATTACAAGTGAACCAGTTACGCCCGAAGCATCATTAGCTGTAGCAATTACAGTAACAGTACCCGGTGCAGTAGCAGTAAGCAAACCACCTACAGAAATAGTAGCAGTACCTGTGCCGTTAACAACCGACCATGTAACAGTAGCATCAGTAGCGTTTAATGGTAGGATAGCTGCAAGCATTTGTAATGTAGCACCATCAGCAACAGTTGTTACGTTACCTGTGCCTGTTACAACAATTGAAGTAACCCAACAAACGTTATAAGGTAGTGTTAGCAAGAAATCTAAAGACAATTGGCTAAATGTACCAAGCTGTTCATTGTATCTAAATTCAACGGTCCAGTAAGCATCATCTTCATCAGTTTCAGCAATCTGATAAAAAGGTCTAACAGTTACGTTTGAATACCAACCTAAGAAACGACCATCGCAAGTTACAAAACCAAATTCATAACCAGCAGCTTTAGCAGGATTAGAAAGGAAATTATAAAGTGCATCAATCGTAAATGTAAGGTCATTTTCTGCATCAGTTAGTGATACAACACGCGACTGTTTTACTACCTCCTCTTGACCGCAGCTACCACGCTTTTTAGTAGTAAATTCAGGTGCAGGCAAACCACCGCTAATACGTGAACCGTTAACGCGGCCAAAAACGTTTTTATCAGCTATTGCAGTTTCCCATTCAGTAGAATCTGTAATATCGGCAAATTCGTAGTTACATTTTTTTGCAAACCAACCAGCAATACCACCTGAATAAACAGTTGAATCGCAAGGGTCGCATAAGTAGTTAGGGGCATTATCCTCGTCTATGCAAGGCGGGCAAACACCGAACGCGCCCAAAAACCCATTTATAAAAGAAATATTCATGTTTTTTGTTTTTAAATATTTGTAAATGAATTACGACCTCATCTACATTGTTTGTTATCTAATCGACATTTTTTGTCAAATGACAAATCTAACAAAAACATACGGTTATCTTCAGGTTTAGAATCATATCTAAAGTTTTGATACTGCACACCATCAACAGTTACGTAATTGCCTCTCACAGCTTGTTGTAGTAACTTAATGTAAAACGGTGGCACAGCGCCCGAAATAATGCCGTAATTTTCTGTTATATCTTTACTAATAACTACATTTCTATCATTTTCTGTTATCGCTTCAGTATCGCCAAAGAACTCAACAGTACCAAAGATACGAAGCGAATTATAAAACGGTGTATTATTAGAACCTAAATAGTTAGTTAAAGTTCCGTAAAAATTACCGTTACAATCGTAATTTGCATAAGTACTATAAATTAGTGCAGTATCGTTTAAGTTGCCGCAGCCTTCGACCTTTTTATAGTATTCTGTATAAAGTCTTTTATCTATTTCAGGTTCTAAAGTTATCTGATTTATTTTGTAATAATCAATGTACAATCTAAAGCAATCCAAATCAGCTGGGAACAAACCTGTATTAACAAACCACGTTTGAATGCTACCCGTTGAAAGGCTTTGCCCTACATGATAACTATCTGAAAAATCATCAATAAATTCTGATACTAAGTTACCGCAACAATCATATAAACTAACTACAACATAATGCGATGTACTTGTACTTGTTTGAAATCCTGCTACCAAAACGCTATTAGGCTGATTATAATTATCAGTAACTTGTGTTTGAAATGGTATAATATCGCCTTCAACATACGGAATATAAAACGGCAAATCAGAACCGCATAAATTACAGTTCCAAGCATCAGTAGCATTTTGCATAAAATTAGGCGGCAAAACAGGGCAGGCATACCGAATCGGTACGGGCTGCCTAAATGAATATGTCCTACTAATTTCGGGCGTATATGAAACAGAATAATTTACTAACATATATTCGCAAAGATACAAATAAAAATTAAATTAAAAAATTTTATCCTAAATCGCTACATTTATAGTTATTGTCAAAAGTTACAATAGGTACTAAACTCGGTGCGGGTATTGGAACTGACATTAAAATTTCGTGTCTTATTGTGTGCGGCCCTGTTCCCGGGTCGAAGTCAGCATCAACAATAAACCTATAATAAGCTATTGGAATTGTATCGCTAATCTTTATTGCTGTTACAATATTGCCCGCGTAACTTAAAACGCCTACAGGGCTATTAGCATTATCAACAAAGTTATTTTGAACTATATTTATACCACCTACATAATCGGGATGTGCTAATATTTCAGCTATAACCGCGGTTGGATCACCTGTAATTGTCCACAAAGGTAACACACCAACAGTTCTATAAGTTGAAGTTGAAGTAAGCGCAACCAAACCAATAGGGCAATAATCTGGCACTTGCTGATATGCAATACCTGTTACCCAATAGCGCTGCCCTTGTGTTAGTTGTTGAACGTTTATTTTAAAAATAGCTTCATTCGATGGCGCAAAAAAAGCATCAACATCGGCAAGCTTTGCGCTTGTTAATTGTTGCATTTGCACTAAAATTGGCGCCCAGCTTGATTCTTCTTCAATGGCATTATTATTAGTATCGCCTGTTTCGCTTGCAGGGTAAATAGTAGCAATAAAATTTATTGAACCTGAAAAGGATGGATCTTTTTCTACTTGTGCTATTATTTGATCGGCATCGCAAATGTCAATTATTTCGGTTTTGATACCTACTATATAATCTTCTAAATCGTAAAACTTAATGCTTAATAAGTTAGGTGTTATTGCATCATTTTCGAAAACATCAACATCCAATTTTTGTACAAAATCTATTTGCGTTAATTGAGTTATGCCTGAAATTGTAGTCACCTGATTTAAACTAACAGTCCATGTTATTTCGGTTGATGTACCAGCGTATTCTTCAGCTATTCTAAAGATACAATCTAAAACTAAATCAGTTGCATCATTGGTTACTATTGTCATATCAGCAGTTGTAATTGGCGGCGCTGCTGGTATAAATCCTTGCACTTGATTAACTACGCCCGGTACGTTTGTAAGTTTACAAATAATGCCCGCTACACTACCATCGAAAGTGCCTACTAAACCAATAGCATTTAGCGCTGTTACATAGCTTGCTTTATCAATTTCTAATCTTGCTTTAATACGTTGGTGTGGTGCAATTGTTAATTCGTTGCCGCTATATTCTGTATTGTAAGTACTAAGATAACCTGTAATAGTTGGTATTGCAGGCGGCGTGTAAGTAGCTGTTAAAAGCGGGCTTAGATGTGATGTTACATATTCAGGATTAACGTTGTCATGAATGTTTACTACTATGTAATATTGCCCGTTTACTTGAAGCTGTGTTCCATCAATAACAAATTGTACTTCTATATCATCGGCAACAGGTACGTTTTCAAACCAATCCGAAGGCGAATAAATAGCGCCGTTTAGTTGACCGCTTCCCGGTGTTGCTTGTGGTATCAAAGCATCTGATAATGATAAGTCAGTTACAAAATTAACATTATTTGCAGCAGTATCAACTCTAAAAAGTAAAACACGAACATCAGTAATAGCAGGATTTGCAACAGATCCGTTATAAGCTTCACCCCTTAATAATATCCTTACAGAATTGTCTTCACCTACTGCTAACTGATTGCTTGCTATTGTAAAAATTGCGTTTGGTGGTGTTGTAGTATTTGTTTGTGCAGCTGTTGCCGTCACATTAGTTAATAGTGGCAAACTTGCGGCTGTTTGTGATGCTGAACTAATTTCAAGTTCTTTAATATATCGCATCAATAAACTATACCCACCATAATCAGAATTGTACCAACGTGCTTCAACAAGAATGTTTAAAAAATTACCACCTACAGGTGTAGTTGCATTAGCTGAAAAACTTGTTGAATCAAATATTCTGCAAGCTAAACTTAAATTTTTTGTTTGGTTGTAAACAACTTGACCTGTATTATTAGATACACCTAAAGCACTTGAAGCTAAAAATCTATTGACATTTGAATTAGATGAATTGCCAAAAATAAAATTAGTAGTGTCATTTGTTACGTAAAATTCAAATAGTACTGTAGCTTCATCGTGAGGCGCTGCATTCTTTGACATCTCACAATAGATATTTTGCAATGCAGGATTTGCTATATTTAGAACAGCTTGTTGTGGTGTTGTGCTTAATGGATTTAATGTTTCATATCCAAAATCAAAAGCGTTTGTTTGATTTGATAAAACATAAAGCCCCGGGTTAAATCTTAACTGTTTATTTAAAAAGCTATTTGCGCCCGAACTGTTTATTGTAAACGTTAGGCGAACTTTAATGCCTATTGCTAAACCTTCAACAGGCACAGCTGGTATTGTTGCAGCCGTAAATGTTGCAATATTATATAAAACATTTCCGCTGCTGTCGATGCAATCTAATTGTATATTATCGTAAGTATAAGACATTAAATTAAGCCTTGAATAGTTAATGAATTATTATTTGTATCGTAGGTTATCTCAGTTATTTGTACCTGCCCTTGTGAAGTTGTAACGTATTTATCAATGTCTAAAGTAGTAAGTAGGTCACAATCAGCCGTAACTGATATAGTAACTTTGCGCGTTTTAACAGATGTTAAGCGCGGATCATCTATGTAAAATAGGCGCTGGTAGGCGGTATCGTATGATTGGCCGTTTATATCTATTATTGGATTTTCACGAATATGCCAACGATAATTATATAAAAATTTACCATTTGACATTGATATTAAATCAGGTATCCCATAACCTCTAACAAAATTAGAATTACTTAAATCTTGACCTACAACACTTTGAATATTTATTAGTTTTGGATATGTTAAAACTCCTTTAGATATAAACATTGCCCATTTGTTATAATCATCTTGAGCAAAAGGATAAAATGTAACATAAAAAGGTTTATCAATTGGGTTTACATCAGGAGCTGACCAATCAAATCTAAATTGCGAAGCGCCATATTGTAATTTTTTTGTAAATAAACCTGTTTGTTGCGGATTATTTGCAATATTCCAATCTATAACGCGGTCTGTCCATTTGCGTCTTACTTCATCACCTGAATTATCAACACCATCTAAACTATATTCATATTCAGCATAACTTGCAGGTCTTTCGGGTAATGACTCATAGCAAATAGATAATAATTGATTTTCTTGCAAGTTATCAGTATTAAACCATTGAACGCCTGAAAAATAATCTTTGCGCTCAATCTGTAAAACACCATTTACAACGCGCCATTCTATATTAAATTCTTTAAGTGCATCCAAAAATTGAATGCCATTTAAGTTTGGTTTATTATCTTGATATACATTTTCGCCAAAAGTTTCCCAAGGATAAGCCTTTGTGCCTGGTACAAAAGCGGCATCCATTCTTACAGTATTATGATAGAAACCTCCAGAATCAAACAATGAAGATTGATAGCCTATTTGGCAAAGTTTGCATAAGTTTTTAAATTGACTATCTAAATATGGCGTAATGTGTCTACGTTTACAGCCAAGAATTAAATTTGATAAATCAGTAAAAAGATTATTGTCATATCCTTCAAGAAGATTAAAAAGCTGAAATATAAATAATAAAGGCGCAGTAACTAAAAAAATAAATATCCCTATAACCATTATTGCTTCTTGTGTTCCACTTGGCTTTGGGTCATTACAATAATACATCCATGGTGCAACTTTAAATTCATCAAATCCTTTAGTTGTAACATTACTATCATTATTTATAACATCCCACGGAAAATGTTCCTTTAAGCATCTAATTGCCAAAGCATCCTGACTATTATCAACTATTGTAACCTGTGCCTCACATGTCGGGAACGTGCACCAACGTACAGAACCGCCTTCAATTTTTCCCGTAAATAATAACCTATCTGAGCCATCGGGATTAGTACAGCATGTATCGTAAATCAAAACCTGTATAGCTGCTATATTTGGATTTGGCGCGTTTATTATTTGCTGTCTGACATATTCGTAGGTATCGCCAACAACGGTTAATTCAGGGGCAAATGAAAACGCAGAATCGCCCGCTTCATCTTTGCGGCGAAAAACAAAACTTGCAGATTCGGTACCGTTGAAGTTGTCAAGGTCCTGAGGTATCCCATCAAAATATATTAGTAAGCCGTTCATTTAAGTATTGAATATGTTAACGCGCCCAAAGATACACTAATAAACGCGTAAGTTGTTATTTTCCACACTTTTTTAAGACGTGTTTGTTTCTTCAATTGCTTTTTATAGTCAATGCAGATAATATTACTGCGCTCATAACTTTGAATCATTTCATTTTTTAATAATAGCATGTCGCTTTGTGTTTTCTGCTGTACTTTCATTGCCTTAATAACAGATTCAGCACTATATAATATGCTATCACAATCAACGGCCCTATTAACGCATTCGCCGTATGCAATTTTATAAGCATCCAAACTATCAAAACGCGCGGCTATATATTCAGCATAGTCACGGCTAATCAAAAAACCGTTATCTACCTTTGTAATCTGACATGAGGCGGCTAATGAGCAAAGTGTCAGAAACAGAATTGTAATTAACAATCGGTACTTTAATAATCTTAATTCTGGATAGGTCATATCTAAACTGTTTTATTTGTTTGTCTAATGTAGTTTGCATCGTATCTATATGCGCCTGAAGGCTATCTGATTTTGTCACAAATTTAGCATATATTTGGGACAAACTGTCACGGGTTCGCTGTTCGTTTTTCTGTATCTGTTTTTGTAGCTTGTTGCTATTGTCAATTGTAACATAAAGCAAAACAGAAACTAAAACGATAACAGTTATAATTAAATATTTCATTTTTTTACTAAGTTTAAAGCGATGGCAACCGCTTGTTCTTGTGGTTTTCCTTCAGCTATCAAAGTTCTAATGTTTCTTTGAATGCATTTGTTATCACCGGGTAAGCATTTAATTAGTGGCATAGTTTTATAATGTTAAAATGTTTATACAAAATTATATCATTTTGACCAATTACGCGAGAAGTTTTTACGCGCTTGTCTTTGTTCTACAATTTTAAATATACCGTTAGCATTTGCGCTAACTGTTGTTTTTGGCATGTATTTAGGCAATTCGGTTAAAACATTTTCGATACGTTCTAATCTGTTTTCTAAGCCGCCGTATGTCTGGGCCACGTTCACAAATATAGATTTTTGCCCTAATTCAGAACTAAGACTAACGTTATCGCCAAATGCTCCAAGCGCGTTTTTAATGCCGCCTTGCTGATATGCTTTAGAAAATGTATTTAACACATCCGCTGGTATTTTGTTATTGTGTACGGCGCTAAGCACATCCCAATATTTATTATTTGTATCGGTTGTAATTACGCGTTCACCTTCGTTTAGCATTGCTGGTATTGTATCGCGGCCTGCTTTATTGTTGCCGCGTTCTAAGTATTCAACACCCTTATAAAACGCGTTACCAGCTGCTACACGCGCTTGTGCTAAACCTGCAATAAGTGACGCAAGTGTAAGTGCAATTGTAACAGGTGCAGCCGCGCCACCTTCAGCTGCCGCCTTTGATATAGCTATTGCCGCGTTAATTGCTAACTGTACAGATGCTAAATTCTTTTCACGTTCAACAGCTCGTGCCCTTTCAGCTTCCAACTTTTCTAAACGTTCCTTTTCAATTTCTAATTGCCTTGCGTTAAAATCTTCACTATTAGAACGTATTTCATCTAATGCTGATTTGCTTTTATCTATTGCTTTATCAAGTCCACTAATGTAGGCTTGAACCTGAGCATTAAGAACTGAAAAAACAGAATCGGAAACGCCTGTAATTACTTGACCTATTTGTTCAATAAGTTTTTTAGGGTCAGGCGGTTCAATGCCATCTCCAATGCTTTTACCAGCTTCTTCTAATTGTAATTTTAAATCAGCTATTTGTTTATTTAATGATGCTAGTGTACCCGGGTCAATAAAATCTTTAGATAATTCTTTTATCTTTTCTAAAAATTCAATACGCAAATTTATAAGATCAATATTAGCTTTGCTTTCAATATCTTTTCTTTTCTTATTATAGCTTTCATCTATTTTAGCTTGCAGTTCAGCATTACCTGTTGCAGCTGCTAATTCTTGATTACGCTGTTCTTCTAAAAATAACAAATCTTGCGCTAATTGTGTATTTCTATTATCTTCCCTATATTTTAAACCAGCTTGTAAATTTGTTTCGAGATCTTCAATTTCTTTTTGAAAACGTTCTAAGCTAATTTCATTTAAATATTTTTCTTCGGCTGCCCTACGTTCTTCTAATGCTTTTTCATCAGCTAATCTTTTTTCTTCTAAAAATGCTTCGTATTCTTTATTTAGGTCATCTAAAAATACTTTTTCTTCAATTAAATATTGTTGCCTTTGCTCTTCTTTTTGTTCAAGTTCTTCTCTTAAAAACCTTTTATTTAAATCCTCAAGTTCTTTTTTAGTTTTAGCGTTAATTTCTGTTAATGGTTTTTGCGGTCTTGGTGGTCTTGGTGGTCTTGGCGTTACTTCAGTTAAACCTAATGATATTTCAAGGTCTTTTGCCGATTCATTTATTTTTTTAACTTCTTCTTTAAATTCTTTATCTATATTTTGTAAATTCTTTTTTGCTGCTTTAAAATTATTTATTGCGCGTACTTGGTCATCTGAAGTTGGTGTTGAAAATACTAATTCACCATCTTTATCTCTACTAAGTATACCAACTCCTGAAGCATCTAAATCTTCTTGTGCCTTTTTTTGTCTTGCTAAAGCTGCAATTCTATCTTGTAATAATTTACCTGTAGCCGCTTCTAATGCATTCGTTTTAGCTTGGGTTACAGCTTTTCTTATCAATGCGTTATTAACTAAATCATATGCCGCTGCAATTTCTTCAGCTGTTGATGCTTCAGTTAATAAGTTAGGTAAATAATCGCCGTATTGCTCATTTATTTGATTAATAATTGCGCTACGTTCACTACCTTTAACATTAGCATCATTTAGTGATGTAAATAAATCATCTAATGCTACTTTTTCTTTAGCATAAGACTCAACAGCTGATTTAGATGCTTCGTTAAATGCAGTTTGTGCTTTTGTTGCACCAAAAATATAATCTATTACAGTAGGCAATACAGTAAGCAATAAACCAAACGGATTTAAACCGCCTAACATTCTAAATACATTACCCAACATCATACCAGCGCGACGCAAACCATTTATATTACGCGCACCTTGAAGTAACGAACCAGCAAAACTTTTTTGCTGTGTTGCCGCTTGCCCTGTGCTAACTGCTATCTGTTTATTTGTTGCATCTAATTGTTTGCCAACAGCTACACCAGCTTTAGATTCAGCATTAACTTGCTTTTGTGTTTTAACTAAAGTATCGCGTTTCTGATTTAGCTGTTCAACGCCTTTAGCCTCAGTATTTAAAACGCCAACTAAATTAGCCTGTGCAGATTCTAATTCATCAGCAACATCAGCACCTTCGGCCATTGCGTTATTTAGTTCTTCAATGCTTTGAATAGCTGAATTTATTTCAGTCTGGAACTGCGAACCGTTAAATTCTAAACTATAAACGTCTTTAATTTCTGCCATTACTTTTTGTTTATTTTTTTATTAGCCTGTTCGGCCCTATCATTATCTTTTAATATTTGTTCTAATGCCGCGTAATAATCACGTATAACCCAAAATCTAACATTTGCCATTTGCACCGGGTCACCCTTTGTTATAATATAATCGTTTTCGCGGTTTTGTTCTTTCAGTTTTTGTAATGCGTGTTGATATGTTGCAGGTTTCTTTTTTGGTTTTGCGTTCGGTTCAATTTTGTTTAGCCTTGGAAAGTTTAAACGTTTGAAGCGCTCGAACCTTTCAATATTTGTTCTATACTGTTCAAAAAAAAAGCGCGCAGTTCATCGTCTTTTTTAATTGCATCCATTTTGCGCTGCTGTGTTTCGCTGTTTATTATGTATGGGTTTTCGCCATCAATATAAAAAAAATACAAACCAGCTTCTAATAATAGATCATCTAACTTAACGCTTTTAAGCCTGTAAAGAATGTCGTTTAGTTGGTCCTTGCTTTTAGTATGAAATTCTTTTAGCTTATCGCGTGTCATGTTTTGCCACGGCATTTCTTCAACCGTTTCTAAAATGCCGTTTAGCTTTTCAACTACTTCTGTTTTGTGAATACCAAAATCAATAGCGGTCATAGCTTCTTCAATCCTTTGCGCACGTTCACGCGTTAAGTTTGCAGGATTCTTTAAAATATAAAAGTTATTACCAGCGCGGTCAGTAAATACTCTTGTCAATTCTATACGCTGCTTTGTAGTTTCGGGAATGTAGGTTTTAAGCCACTTCTGGTAATTACTTTCGTTTTGTTCTGCCCTGTTTCTTTTTCTGAAAATCATGTGTATTTAATTTGGTTGTAAAGTTAGGAGAAAAAAAGATAAAATATTTTATAAAATTTTTATAAAATTATTTTCAGTTCTATAAGTAATGTGTAATTTTGTATCAAACAAAATCAAATTTTTTAATTTTTAAAACATCACATCATGAAAACACTACTTTTTATTTTACTATTTAGCGCCGCAGCATACGCGCAAACAGACACTATGTACTGCATTCAGATACTTAGCACAAGACACCCAGAATTCATACGCGCTGAACATTTAGCGATGTGTACAATAGAACAGGCGCAAGTAGAACAAACAGATAGCCTATACCGGATTATGTTTGTTTACAACACTTATGAAGAGGCAGAAATTATGTTAACCACTTGGAAGCGCGCACACAAAGACGCGTTTATTTGCCGCCGTACATCACAACAAGTTTTAAACTTTTATCAATTTTACACTTATGATTAAGCATATAGATATTAAAGGAAATAACCACCGAAACAAAAAAGGTATTCTACAGCAGTTCTTAACCGAAGCGCAAAAGTATAAGCCGCTTACATTTGAACAGGAACGAACCGCAACACGCGACCAGCTAATAAATCACAATATGTTATTTGCGGCATCAGTTGCGTTTCGTTACGATACTGCACAAGTTGATATAATGGACCTAATTAGTGAAGCTATGTTTGGCCTAATCAAAGCTGCCGATACGTTTAACCCAGCGTTTGAAAACAAGTTTATCAGTTACGCATTATTTCAGATTCAGCGCTACATTAAAGACTTTATTGATACTAAAAAAAACTGCGTAAGGCTGCCGCATCGAATATCACAGGTTAAATACCAAATCGGTAAGTATGAAGAAACAGATAGTTACCTGTTATCGGAAAAACTAAACATACCTGAAAACATTATTAAATCAGCGCAAAGTATTACAGGTTTTGTCAGCTTAGACGATACTAATTTTGATGGCGATATTATTTATCAAGTTGCATCAGATGATCAAACAGATAAACACGTTTTACAGTTAGAACTAAAAGAACTTTACAACGAAGTTACCGAATGTTTAACAGGCCGTGAATTAGAAGTTTTAAGGTATAGATACTTTGATAACTTCCCGCAAGATTTAAGCCAAGTAGCTGAAAAACTAAAAGTTTGCCGTGAACGTGTCAGGCAAATAGAAAAACAAGCGTATAAAAAAATAAGAAATAAATATGCAAACGGAATCTAAATGGATACGCGAACTAATATTAAGCGGTCAAACTGATAATATTGAACTTGGTTTAATCCTTAATGATTCGTTTAAATGTTTTCCGTTAACCCGTAAGTTTTACAGAAAACATAAGCGCTTTAAATTCTGGCAGCCATCGCGGCATTATTCAGTTTTAGAATCAGAATCGCGTTATTATTCGTGGGTTTCATTATTAAATAACGAACTAAAAACGCACAGGGCATACTTTTGGTTAGACTTTAAAGAACCTAAGTACAAAACGCCTTGGGAGCATTGGCAGCTGCATATTACCAATCATTTCAAATGGCCTTATAATGGTCCAATGTTTACAGGCGGCGGCCATCCTTATACTACTATGTTTATACGAGGTCACAATTTGTGATTTCAAGTTAGACCACCTCGTTGGCTTCAACGGGGTGTTATTTTACTTTGCGGCCTTAAAGTAACATAACCACCTATACTACTATGTTCACAAAATACTAATGTTCATTTTACGTGAACGCTAATACATTTTACCATTAGCCAAAAACTTATCAGCCCAAACGTTAACCTGTTCTACATAAAAATCGCCATTGTCAGTTATATTGACGATGGCGAAACCATTTGCCCACAATTGGCGCTGGAATCGCGGCATATAGCTAAAGCCTTTAGATTTAATATCATATAACCCGCCAATGTTAAACGCGGCCCTATTACCTGAGTGATAACATTGAACCCGGTGTGTATGGCCAAACATAACTGAGTGTTGCGTTTTGTCTAAATGCGCTTTAGCCGCGTGAATAGATGTATAAACGCCGTGAACTATATCTAAGTGTTTGCCCAACGTGAAATAGTCACTTTGCCAATCTGTTTTTACTTCCCATCCACGTTCATACAGGTATAGCGCATCAGTAGGATTTATTAGCGCGCCGCCGTATTTAGGGTTGTCCTTTTCTTTGATGTGCCTGAAGTATCGGTCTTCATGGTTGCCAAATAAAAAATACTTCTTAGCACCTTTGAACGCGCTGTTAATATCGTCAATGCCCTGCAATCCATCAATGTATTCATCCTGTAATGTAAGGCCCGATAAGTTGGCCAATGATTCAGCATTATAGCTGCCAAGTGTATAAAGATCTAAATAATCACCCGCTAAAACAATGCCGTGTAAATTTGTGCCAAGTTCAGATATAAGCCTTAATAGTTTTTGCCAAAGTATCTGATTGTGAAACGGTCTATGTACATCACTAACAACTAACCAGCGCTGCAAACTTTTGTTTTGTCGGCGCTTTTCATTTATTATGTTTTTCCAATATTCTACTTCTTCATTAGAATGTACTTTAATTTTGGGGCGGTAAATCATAGGATTATAGTTTTATATCTTGACAAAACGTGTTAAGTAAGTATCTAAGATTATCAAGTAAGTCGGCCTGCCTTTCTTCACCTTTGCCTTTAATTATGCGCCTGCTGTTATCAGATTTAATTCTAAGGCAATCCATACGTAAACCCGGGCATTTATCTTCATAAATCTGAAAGTCTGGGCACATGCTTATAATAGTGTTTGTTTGCACGTAGCTTTCAGCGTGTAATGGATTAGCTTTAGGCACTACAAAAAACCGCGCTGGTAATTGCAGTTCTTCTTGTATTATTTCGTAGTATGTTTTAGATACGCGCTGCCTACCATCGGAACGATCACCTGATGCATCACCTGTAATCAGTAGCGGTATAGTACAGGGATAAATAGCAGTATCAGACCAACGACCTATTTTTTTATTCGTTTCGGCAAATACCCATTCGCGAAACGCTTGACACGTGTCATAGATTGATGCTTCACCGCGTTCTTCACTACCTATCTTAAATTCTTTAACGATGTGTATACCGTAACGATAACGTGAACGTGCTGATACATCAGGCGCCAATGTAGTTTTGCGCATAACGGCCGCGGTCATTGGTATCTTGTTAAAGTCAAACGAAACGTAAATCTGCTCTGTTTCCCAATTGATTTTTTTTGACTGCTGAAATACTTTTTGTTGAATGCTTTTATCTTTTAAAACATAAACCCATGCTTCACCACTATAATCAACAAAAACAGATTTGTATTCTTGCTCAAATGTTAGCCTATCTAAGTCACGGCTGGCATCGGCAACTTCATCGGGATCAATCGCCGGGTTATCTGTTGTTTCCATGCGAAACGTTATCCAACTTTCAGAACCGTTTTCGCTTTGTGGCAAATCTATGTCATTATAACAATTCTTTTCGACATTGCCAGCCTTAGCGCCGTTGCGGCATAGTTCATACCAATAGTTATCTTTGCCCGCTGCTGTACCAATAAAAAACGCCTCACCTTTGTAGTCGGTTAAGGTAGGGCGTGAAACTGTTTTCCAATGGTATTCTAATATGTGCGAAGGTATCTTTTGTGTTTCTTCATATATTACCCGGTGATACTTTCGACCGCGCCCTTTATCCTTTCGCCCTTCATCACCGATAGACCACACTTCTAAAACACCGCCGTTAAGAAACTGCATTATTTTTGATGTTTCATCTTTGTGCTTAATGATTCCGCCTTCAGATATTGTTTTATAAGTATCTACAATCTTATTCCAGCTTTGTGCAAAATCTTTAAAGTCATCGACAAAGATACCTACAAACTTACCTTCAAATACTGCTGGTGATATTAGCGGCAATGCAACAGAAGTTATCAATTCAGTTTTGCCGAACCTACGCGCGCAAACTATACAGTTAAACCTTCGCTTATTATCTAATATTCGTTTTTGCCCGGTATGTGGCTTATAAAGCTGTATGTTTATGTTACGCGGCACTACTTAGCTTCAGGTGGATATTGAATGTTGATGTTTATGTTTTTATCGTCAGGATTCATATCTTGTCTGAATACTGAAAGCCTTACTAATTCGTTTTCATCTGCAATTAGTTTATATAATGCCATTTGTAATGCAGGTGCATTTGACTTATACCATTTTGAACGTAAAGAAACTTTTAACTCAATACGATTTAACTCCATAAGTTCTTTTAGTTCGTTAAGTTCGTTTGAATCAGGTCTAAAATAATCATAAAATGTAGGTTTTGAACATGGTAAAAAAGCTATAACATCATCCATAAAGAATAATTTATGTTTTGTTATTGCATCTTTTGCTTGTTCAAATACTTTTTTTCTGTCGTATGCCATTTTTATATTATTTGTCCGTTTCGTTTAATTGTTAATGTCGGGTCAAGCTTTTTCATTCTGTCGATAATGACTTGGCAGTATTTCGGATCAAGTTCCATGCCGTAACATTTGCGCTTTAATTGATGAGCTGCCAACATTGTTGAGCCTCCACCTAAAAATGAGTCATGAATTAGGCCATTTTTTTCGCTGCTATTTTTTATCGCTATATATGGGACTCCGATAGGTTTGGGTGTTTTATGTTCTGTCTTTCTATCAACATCTACTTCCCAAACATCTGATTGAGACCTGTCACCAAAAAATGGAGCTTTATTTTTTGTTACATAAACAATGAATTCATGCTGAAATCTATATCTTTTACCAAGACCCCAAATATTTTTTTTCCAAACAATGCAATGTTTTAATTCATACTCACATTGTTCTATTTGTTTTTTTACCCTATCATAGATTCTATAATCGCAACATATATAGACAGAATGAGAATTGTAGAATTTAAAAACATCTAATAAAAATTGGTCAAACTCATGCCATTCCATATTGTCATTAGCAAACCATTCTGATGGGTCAAGTCTGGTTTCAGATTTTGATTCACTTTTTTTCCAACTTTTAAGAGCATTATATGGTGGGTCAGTAAAAACCATATCAGCCTTCTCACCATTCATCAACTTTGCAACCGCATCGCTGTCGGTACTATCCCCACATAGTAACCTATGCTCGCCTATCTCGAATAAATCCCCAATGACTATATCCGTTTCGATGCCTCCGTCTGGCACTTCGTAATCATCTTCTTCAGCTTCTAAAATTAAATCATTTTCCATTTCAGGAACATCCAAACCCCATTCTTCTAATTCTTCAGCTATCCATTCATTTTTAAGCATATCCCAATCCCATTCACCATATCCTACATTATCTTTAATAATAAATTCGCGTTGCTGTTCATCTGTTAGTTCATCAGCTATAATAATTGGTATTTCTTTTAAGCCAGCATCTTTACAAGCCTTTAAACGCATATTTCCACCTAAAACTATTAAATCAGAATTTACTACGATTGGTCTTATTTTTAGCATTTCAGGAAACTCCTGTATTGATTTAACAAGTTTTTTAAACTTATCATCTTTAATTATACGAGGATTATTAGGATTTGACTTTACATCTTTTAGTTTTACTATCTTTATTCCTTTCATATTTTCGTTTTAAGCAACTTTAAATAACTTTTGATATCTACACACCACTTTAATATAAAAATGCCTTAAAACAGCTTTTAAATGCTTTATAGGCTATTATCTATATTATTATTAGTATTATTATTTATATTATTATTATTATTTATTATTATTGTTAACACTTGTTACATTAAGTGTAACACATAACTTATTGATAT